GACTCACTGGAACGCTCGATGGCACCAAGACACACAAGTTAGTACTAGAAGGGCTTTTTGGTGCAACCAAGCGTGTTGTATCTACGAAAGAACTAATAGATAAGAAGCAACTGTCGAGCTTTCAAATTAAATGCTTGATTTTAAAACATCCAGATGAAAAATGCGAAGAATCTAAAGACTTTACCTATCAAGAAGAAATACAATACTTAATTGCGTGTGAGGCTAGAAACAAGTTTATTAAAAATCTTGCAGTTAGTTTAGGTAATAATACATTAATACTTTACCAAATGGTTGCCAAGCATGGACAGGTCCTGTACGATCTGATTCGGAATACCGAAAATATCGGTGACCGAAAAGTGTTTTTTGTCCATGGTGGGACAGAAACAGAAGATAGAGAAAACATTCGAAAGATTATGGAGACTGAGAATAATGCTATTGTTGTGGCCAGTTATGGTACTTTTTCTACTGGAATTAACATTAGGAATTTACATAATATTATCTTCGCATCTCCGTCAAAGTCAAGAGTTCGCAGTCTTCAATCTATTGGACGAGGCTTACGACAGGCGGAAGGTAAAGAAATGGCAACACTCTATGACATCGCAGACGATCTCAGAGTAAAGAAACATATGAATTTTACATTAAGACACTTCGTGGAACGAGTGAAGATATATACGGAAGAGAAGTTTCCTTTTAAAACGTATAAGATTGGACTTAAAAAATGAACAACATTAAAATCCTACGTCTACAAAATGAATCGGACATTATTTGTTCATTAGAGGAAATTCGGAACGGAGAGTATGTTGTTAGCGATCCAATGTATTTTGAAATACAAAACAAAGGCGCTATCACACATATCATCATGGACTTCTATTTGCCAGTACAACTACTTGAGAAGAATGAAGTGGTGCTTACTGAAAAAGACATTGTGTTTAAGATAAACCCTAGCGAGGACTTCAAAGAGTATTACATGAACTCTGTAGAAAACCTCAAGAGAATGAAGCCTGAAGGAGAGTTTGAAGAAGAAACACAGGCGGAGTTAACTTCTAGAATCAAAGAGATGGTAATCCAAGCCTTTATGGACATGGAACCAGAAGAAAAGGTATTTCATTAATCTTTAAGCATTGACACCGCCGAATGTAACACTGTCAAGCCCTTTTGTCAACAATTATTATGGTAAACATGCATGAGTACAAAACATTATATTAACAATGCCGATTTTTTAAAGGCATTAATCGAATACAAGAAACGCAAAGAGACTAATCCACAAGAACCAATCCCTGATTATATCGGGGCTTGCTGGATGAAAATTGCTGAAGGTTTATCACACAAACCAAACTTCATAAATTATCCACATAGAGAAGATATGATTGGTGATGGTATTGAAAACTGCCTAATGTATTTCGAGAACTTTGATCCAACCAAGTCTAACAATCCTTTTGCATACTTCACACAGATCGTTTACTACGCATTCCTAAGAAGAATCCAGAAAGAAAAGAAACAACTCTACGTCAAGTATAAGGCCACAGAACAGATGGGTATCCTTGACGAACATGAGTTCTTGGAGATGGAAGGCGGAGGCTCAAGACAGTTCGAATTGTATGACAACATTTCCGATTTTATCCAAACATATGAAGTTGGACAAAAGAAAAAGAAAGATGACAAGAAGTCTACCAAAAAGCCTAAAGGAATTGAAGTTTTTCTGGAAGAATAAGCATTGACAAAATGGCCTTATTAGATTATAATACTACAAACCTGGAACAAGTTTCAAGGATTATCATACAAAATTTAACTTACGACTTACTTCCTAAAAAATGGGTGGTTAGAAACATGTCAAATCCAATGTTTGGACATTGCCATAATTCTGCCGGTTGTTTGTATAAAATCTTTGGGCATACTGCAATGCATATGTACCGAGGTTTGGATGATGAAGGTATTTGGCATTGGTGGTGCTTAGACAAAGACAATATACTAATTGACCTAACGGCATCTCAATATACAAATTTTAACAGGACTCCTCCATATGCAGAGGGCCAAAAAGCTGGCATGTTGGGGTTTGAATACCGCAAAAGAGTTTTGCGTTTATGTGATAGGGTGATGAATGAACTTGAAGGTAGAGAAAGTCTTTTCTAGCACCAAACTATGATAAATATGTCCAGGAGGGAATAATGCAAGACATATTTGATAGTTTACGTAACATGGAATGGGATTTAGATAAAATAAAATCACAATCCACACACCAAACTAATTTTGTCACATACGGCAAAAATAATCCCATGTATGGCTTAAAGGGTGATAACCATCCTTCATCCGAGTGGCATAAAAATTCAGCGACAAAAGAGTATTACAACAACAAACGCATTCGGACTTTGGAGAGTTGGATGAACGATACCGATAGAAGAAAACAACATTCCGAAAAAATGAAAGAACGTTGGGTTAATGGAAAATTGTCTGCTGAAATTTCTAGAAAAAATGGCCAACACGGAATGGTTGGCAAAGATGTACATAACACACTTGAAATTGAATACAAGGGTGTGTTATACTATGGTTGGAGAGAGTTACTTGAAAACACAAATGTTTCAAAGCATTTGTATAAAAAGTATTACTTAAACGGAATAGATCCTGAACCTAGAATAGGTGCAGATGGTCCTAAAGCCAAATAATATATTGTTTTTTTTGAGAGGAGGTGTCAGTATGAGAGTCGCAATTATAACTGACCAGCATTTTCGGCGCACGTAATGATTCGGTCCATTTTCTGGATTATTATGAAAAGTTTTATAAAGATACTTTTTTTCCTGCTCTTGATGCTAATGGGATACGCACTGTACTCATTCTCGGAGATACTTTTGACCGTAGAAAATACGTCAACTTTTACACACTGAAACGTGCCAAAGAAATGTTCTTTGATCCTCTATTTTACAGAGGAATTGATGTACACTTGTTGGCTGGTAACCACGACACATATTACAAGAATACCAATGAAGTGAATTCTGTAGACTTATTGTTGCGTGAATACGGCAACATCAATGTGATTGACGAGCCTACAACCATCTACGTTGGACCAACACCAATCTGTATGATGCCCTGGATATGTCCAGAAAATTATGAAGATTCCATGGAAACTTTGAAAGAAACAACAGCAGATATTTGCATGGGACATTTTGAAATCGCTGGCTTTGCCATGCATCGTGGTATGCCATCTGAAGAAGGACTAAATCGTGAACTTTTCAACCGTTTTCACTGCACTTTCAGCGGTCATTATCACCATCGTTCTAGCAATGGTGGCATTTTCTATCTTGGAAACCCTTACGAACTTACGTGGCAAGATTATGCTGATGTCCGGGGCTTTCATTTGTTTGATGTGGATTCCCGTCAGTTGGATTTTATTCCAAATCCTAACGTCATGTTTCACCGGATAATGTATGATGACAAACATCAAGACATAAAAGAAATTTTAAACAAAGACCTAAGTGCATGTGCTGGTGTTTATGTCAAAGTTGTGGTGATTGAGAAAACAAATCCATTTTTGTTTGACCAGTTTATGAACAAGATATATGCCTTAAATCCACTCGATATTACCATTGTGGAAGATGCAATTGACTTGACAGATGGCCTAGAAGATGATAAGATTGATGAAGCAGAAGACACCATTACTATTATTAATAAGTATGTGGATGGACTTCAAAACGATGGCATTGATAATAACAAACTCAAGACTATGATGCGTGAACTATATGTTGAGGCATTGAATTTAGAACAGGCATGATTAATTTTCAAACGATACGATGGAAAAACTTATTGTCCACTGGCAATACGTTTACTGAAATCCGACTTGACAAATCTCCCAATACTCTGATTATTGGTAACAACGGTGCAGGCAAGAGTACAATTCTTGATGCATTGTGCTTTGCTTTGTTCGGCAAACCATTCCGTAAAATTAATAAACCAAACCTTGTAAACTCAATTAACAATGGAGATACTGTAGTACAAGTTGAGTTTAAAATTGGCAAGAAGCAATACAAGGTTGTTCGAGGTATCAAACCAAATATTTTGGAGATTTACCTGAATGGTTCTCTGTTGAATCAAGATGCTAAAGCAAAAGATTACCAAGAATACTTAGAGAAGTCGATTCTTAAATTCAACTTTAAGTCTTTCACACAGATTGTTATCCTTGGATCAGCATCTTTTGTTCCATTCATGCAACTATCTGCGGCCGACCGTAGAGCATTGATTGAAGAACTATTGG